ATAAACAAAAAAAGGGAGCTTTTTAGGCTCCCTTTTAACCCGTTTCCGGGATCCGTTCTTATCGACGGCTTTAGATTACATCAAGTTAGTAACCTTGGTACGACGATAGTATTGGTTACGGTTAGCTGTAAAGGTCGATGCATCAGCAGCGCCAGAAGCAGTAGTTGTAACGTATGGGTTAGCAATCATACCGTAACGAGTCTTGAAGCCGATTTTTGGCTGGAAGCTGTTAGGATCAACTGCGCGAACCATTTGCAATGGAACGTAAGGGCAGTAGAAAATACCTGCGTCATAAGGTGAAGTACCTTTGTAACCAACAACGTAGAACTGGTTAGCAGAACCGAGGTTGGCAGAATATGGATCAACATAAACTTTGAAACGACCATTCAACACACCAGCGAATGTGTTACCAGTGTCATCAACGTTCAAGTTTGTAGACAATGCAGGAGTGTAATCCAACACACCGGCCATGGCCAATGCGGAAGCTACGTCAGCAGAGCAAACAATGAAGTTACCTTTACCGCGACGAGTGTCTTGGCCAATGTGGTTAGCGTCACGCTCGATGTTAAACAACAAGCCTTTGAAACGCTCTACAGACCAACGACCGTTGGAGTCAACGTCAAGGTTGAAAGTACCGGCAGTAGCAGTAGCAGGTGAACCTGGCTTAGCAACTGTGTAGATGGTACGAACAACTTCGCGGTTAATTTCAAACATAATTTCTTGTGAAAGAATGTTAGACAATTCAGATTCAGCATCCAAACCATGAACGGCTTTCAAGTCTTGAGCAAGTTCAAGAGTGTATTCAGCTTTCAGAGCACGAGACTGAGCAGTCACAGTAGTCTTGTCAATTGAGAAGCCCATTTGACCGAAGGCATTAGATGAAGAATCACCCAAGGCTTCAGCTGTAGCAGTTGGAATACCTCTACCAGTTGTGTAGCCGGAAGCAGCAACAGGATCTGAACCTGCGTGAGTACCATTGATTGGGGTACCATCAGCAGCAAGTGCAGATGTATAGCTTGAAGACGAGAAGTCTGTTTCAGCTTCGTTGAACAACGCTTCAGTACCGTTTGCAACAGTACGTGTGTTACCATATACGGAACGCATAGCGAAGATCAAGCCTGTTGGGCCAGTCATAGGTTGAACGCCGCATATGTCATAAGCCATCAAGTTAGGCATTGCACGGCGTACAAGACCGATCATGATCGGGTCATACTTAGCAACACCAGCAGTGCCGTCGCCGATACTGTTAGCAGGTGCCAACTCGTTCAGCATCTGGCGCTCTTCGTGAAGAGCTTTCTCTTGGTTCTCTAAAAGAATGGCTGTAACAGTCTTCTTGTAGTTGTCTTTGATCTCAGGAAGATCGGCGTGCTCGAGAATGGCACCCCACTTCTTTTGGATATTTTCTGATAGGTACATTACCTGTTCTCCTTCTGTTGGGAATTGTTATTTATTTATAATTTAACGAGTTTTGATAGTTCTTGAGAGAGTATCAACGTATCTGGACATCATGCTATTGTTATCGATGAATGCAGAAGGATTAGTTCCACTTTCTTCGACGAGCATCTGCTCTGGAGATTGCTTAGATGTCTTGGGGAAATAGTTTTCCTTAATGACAGATACTTTCTCGCGATACAGATCCTCTGAATCAAAGTCTACACCCTCAATTAATTTCTTCAGCTTTTCAGCCTCAGTTGCGGCAAGATCTTTTGTTTGCTCGTCAAGAATTGCTGATGCTTTAAGCGCATTCAATTCCTTGGCAAGCTCAATGCTATGTGTAATTGACTCATCTAGTTCAGACTGTAAGCTTTCAGACTTGGCTTGCAATTCATCTAGAACGTCGTATTTTTCTTCTGGCACTTCGATAAAGTGCTCTTTGAACAATGTCTTCATGCCTTGGATAAAGTCTTCAGCAATCTCAGTTCTCAAGCCGGACTCTATTGCCAACTCGTTCTCTTCCATATACTGCTCTACAACATAGTTCAAATAACCATCAACCTTCTCAACAAGAGCTTCTTTGAACTCTACCAATTGAGTGGCTGTTTGCTCTTCTAGTCTAGAAGTAACCATTTCCATCTCGTCATTAACACGAGCGATAACAGCGGCTTCAAAAATAGAAGTAGCTTTTGTTCTGAATTCTTCGGAAAGATCTTCACCAAAGATAGAATCTAGTTGAGCTTTAATGTCAACAGTTTCTGCCTCTGTGATTGTCTCGCCTTCTTCTTCTGTCTCCTCCATTGCCTGGGTCTTTACAGACTTAGCATCACCCTTCATGGGCAAAGGATTTACTTCTTTAGAAGCCTTGGCTGCAGCACTGTTTTTACCAGTAGCATCCATTACCTCTTCCATGTCTGCATCTTTCGATGAGCCTTGTCTGGGCATAGATGTATCACCTTGGCCAGAACCTTGACCGGCTTTGGAGGTATCTTTTGCTGTATTTACAGAGGGCTTGCCATCTGCAACTACTGTCTCTGAAGCTTCGTCAATTGACGTTTCCTCAGCCAATTGTCCAGCACCGCTTGCACGTTCTAGCAATTGCTTAATTTTGTTCTCTACTGACATCCTTGGTCTCCTAAGAGTATGTTTAACGATTATATTTATATAAATTAATTACTTGATAGTTCGTAAGAACTGTTCAAATACTTGTAATTTCACTTTATTTAGGTCTGCTTTAGATGCCTTCCTAATTGTGTTTTGTGCCTGCTCTATTTGTATTGCTTTCCAAACACCATTTTCTAAAATCCATTCAGCTGATTCCATAATACCTTGTACAAAGGCATCAGGGGCAGAAGGATCGGCTACAATATCAACGGTAGCTAAATGAAAGTCATCTTGAACTTCATTAACACCTTCTTTGTTTAACTTTACAGAACCTAATCCTCTAGATGAGACTCCTAGTCTAACACCTTCTTCGATAAAGTTTTTAGCAATCTTACCCATTGGGGTATCTAAGATTTTAGCTTTACCGTAAATATCATTACCTTCAAACTTTAAACCTGTAATCATGTGAGATACCTGATTTAAGTTAATAGAAGGGTTAGGAGGATGTCCTAATTCACCTAATGAACGTTTTTCGTTGATAAGTTCTTGATATTTTTGAACTTCACGTTCCATAATACCCCTACCATAGATACGCCCATTGCGGTTTGGTTTCTCCGCTTGCATGAAGATACCTTCGATGTAAACAGATTTTGTACCGTCTTCTTTTTTTTCTGTCAGGAATTTTACATCCTGATTCATTTCTGTAATGAGTTTCATTAACGATCCCTATCTTCTAGAATTTGGCGATCAGGATCATTGAAGCCTTGACCTTTAGTAAACTGTACTATAACAGAACTATTACCTGAACCGGTTTGGATGGTAACGTTTGCGTGGGCTTGTTCATCAAGTACAACACCTAAGTCTCTAGATAAGCTAATTGTTCCCTGACCGGCACTCATCGTAAATACGATGTTACCGTTTCTAATAATTTGAGCAGATGATGCTACATCGTAAGTAATATCAGAAATAGTCCAGAACAAGTTACCTGCAGTGTTCAAAGGAATGGTTTGATCTGCATACTTAATATCTGTATATGTAATAATTACAGAGTTAGCATCATTAGCTACGACTTTAGCTGCAGCCTGTCGTCTGGTATTTTTTAAAATGTATTTGAAAATTGCCATTTTTATTCTTCTTTATTTGATTGCATGTAATCTCTTACAGTACTCATGTAATCGGCACTCAAAGTAATTTTACTCTGAACCCATTCAGCAATGTTAGTTTCATCTTCAAGCATATCATGAACGGTTTGTGCATTAGCAATAATGGATCTCAATTGAGACTTAGCCATATCACCTTCATAATCGTACTCGCGAGGATCTTGTTCTTCAGCCACTCTCTTGGCAGTCTTAGTTGCAATAGCCATCTTCACCCCCATGGGCATACTAGGGCTACTTTTTTCTATAGCCATGGCAACCTCTTCCCGCTTCTTCATTTCAGCAGGGGTAAGAGTTTTTTCTACTAACTTATTCCTCAGATTGAACAGATTCATCTTCTTCTACTTCTTGGTTGTAAAGAGATTGAGCAATCTCAATTTTTCTTGCATCTATTGCATCAGTTAATTTAGTTGAAAGAGCTGACTCAAAGCCGTCCTTTGCATCTGTATTGTTTCCATCAATGATATCATCAATCATCTTGTTAATAATTTCTGTAGTATCCACAATGATCTCCTTTATAATATATTATTTATTGGTCTGGAGCGGCGTTAGTCTCACGACTTAAAGCGGCTGCTTGCTCAGAGCCCGGCATACCTGGCTGAATCTCAACGGGGTCGGCTTCGTTTTCTTTTTCTATTTGCTCAATCTCATCATCAGTTAGTTTAAGAATATTCTTACGAATATAAGTCTTACTGTAGTAGACGCCAACATATGGAGACATCTGGTTAAGAACGTCTACGCGATTGCGAAGGTTCTCAGCATTCTTCATCTCTTGGTAATACTGGTCTTGGGCATACTTGTAGTCAATCTTTGACTTAATACCGTCCCAGTCTTCAGGTGTAATAATACCCTTCAGTACCAATTGAGTCTCTAACAGATCGTCAAACAATGCGTTAAATTTTCTACGCAGTCTACCGATAAACTTTGCAAACTTAATCTCATCGTTAGAGATCTCAGCCTGTCTACCGAAATTAAATCCAGAGTTCTGTTGGAATCTAGATAATGGAATATTCAATGACTGATATACTTTGTTCTGAAAGTACTCAATGTCAGCAATCTGACCTAAGTTTTCTCCACCAGGTAATGTTGTTATCTCTGTACCGCGGCCGCCTTCGCGTCTAGGTAACCAGAAGTCTTCTAACATAGTCATAAACTTACGATCGTCCTTGATCTCACCAGTTGTAGAGTCATAGATGATCTTATTACGGTACCGGGCCATGATATCCTTCATGTACTGCTCGGCTTTTAACTTAGGTAAGTTACCTACGTCAATATAAAA